TGCCCAAGGCCAGGTGCCGCGCGCGCGATCAGGTGCGCCTCTGCCACTGGGTCACGCTCGACCACCGGCGGCGCTACTCGTTTCCCGACTGCTGCTCGTCTTCCGCGTCGAGCGTGTCGGTGTCGATGCCGAGCGCCTCGAGACATGTGCGACTCAGCTCGCGAGGAAGCGCCTTGCCGCTGAAATCGATGGCGTTCTCCGAGCCTCCCATCGCAACCGTGAGGATGCGGATCGCACCGCGAAGGCTGTATGACTCGAGGTAGAGTGCCGTCGTGTTGAGCGCCTTGCGCCGCGCCTCTCCGATGTGCTCGGCCGCCTCTGAGCGTCCCATGCCGGCAAGCTTGGCATCATCCGAGGCCGCGCGCGCGCGCTCGGTCGCAAGGTCTTCGGACAGCGCAAGGCGCTGGCGCACGGTGATCGGCGCGACTCGGAACTCAGTGCCTCCGACCACGGTCGTCCAATGCGTGAGACGGATCATGCGCGCCTCCGAAGCAGGGCCGCGAACGGATCGTCGAGCACGATCTGGCGGTCGCCCGCGCGGCGCACCGACCATCGGTCGACCTCATAAGGCTTGACGCCGCTTGAAGCCAGCGCGAAACCGATCGCTGCCTCTTCCGAGACCGTGCCGGGATTGATGCGCCGAGACCAAGACTTTCCGTCGCGCTGCACGACCGAAACGACCCAGTCGTTGTCTCCAGGTCCGCCGAACGCGGCGAATGTTTCCTCTGTAGTTGCAGTTTTCATGTGCTCTCTCAGACGAGCCAAGTCACGACTGGAGCGGTGCCATCGCCGTTCGCGAAGTTCGCGGAGATGGTCGTGTCGCCGCTCTTGTCGGCGTTGAACGCGAAGTTGTTGAACACGCAGTTCGCCACGATCTTCGCGTCGGTCGTGCCGGTCGCGTCGAAGATCGTCAGCGTCAGCGCCGCAGTCGCGGTCGACGAGAAGAAGGAAGCGGTGTTCGATGTCGCGGTCGAGTCGATCGCGGGAACGCCGTTCAGCGAGCCAGTGAGGTCGAGCAGGCCAAGGCGTCGGCGCTTGCCCGTGTCGCCGAATCCGGTGAGATCGCTCTCGGCGCGCGCGAGCGTCGCGGCGAATGTCTTGACCTGAATGACGGTTCCGCCGGTCGGCATCGTGACATTGCCGTCGTTGCCGATGATGTAGGTGTTGATGGGCATGGATTTTTCCTCAGATGTCGAACGCCGTCAGGCGGTATGTCTCTGTCATCGACCACGAATCGTCTGAGAATGAAGGCACGCCAGACGCGGACCGCACCAGAACGGCACGGTCGAATCCTGTGACGGCAAGCGAAGTGGAGAACGCCGTGGCGAGAGCCTGTGCGGAGGTGTGGATGTCCTGCGTTCCGCTGTTCGCGAAGAAGAACTGGAACTCGAGCTGCATCGTGTGCTTGACCGCGTTGATCATAGGCTCCGTCCGCGTGTCGGTCGCGCGGTAGACAAGCAGCGGTAGCGCGGCATTCGCCACCCCAACATCGAGGTAGATGCGCGTGCCGACGATCGCCGTGAGTGACGATGTCGCGACCAGCCTTGCCTTGATCGCGTTGAGGATTGCTTGGCTCATTTGAACACCCTGCCCATGCGCCTCTTGACCCACAAGGCCATCATGTTGGGGACTTCATTCGACACGGCCAAAACCACGGGACGCACATACGGGCGCGGCGCGAGGCGCGTGCGCGGACTGCCGTACTCCAGCGCGCGAGCGTATGGCATATTGCTGCCAACGGTGTAGAGGATCGACTTGCCGCCCTGATCGACCATCGACACGAATCCGTTGTCCTGCTCCTTGATCCCAAGCCGCGAATACGGAACGATCGTCCACGAAGCGCGGAGCCGTCCCGTCTGAGCCGCCGGAGGTTCGCCAGGTGCAGAGCGAGTGCGCTTGATCTTGACCCGCTTCAGGTCGCCCTTTCGCTTCCGCATGACGAAGGTGCGAGTCACCCGTCCGCTTCCCTTCATGCTCAGTCGATCTCTGAGCGCGCGCGACATCTGCAATCCGACTGCGCCCATGCCGTCGATGATGCCGTCGCGGATCACCTCGATCGGAAAGTCCCTGCGACCGCCAGCCCATCGAAACGACGAACTCACAGCGACACCTCCGGCTCGATCTCCACGCAATCGACGATCGTGTGATTCAGGTGCGGAGCCGCTCCCGTGTCTCCGAGATCGCCTGGATTCGTTATTCCAGTCACCCTCCATGTGCGAGCGGTGCCACTCACCTTGTCGTGGATCTCGTCGTCGATGCGGATGTCCGAGCAGCCGTCGACATAGATGGTCGTGGTTGTGCGGCCGTTGAAGCGACCCTGCGCGATGTCGCTCGACTGCGAGGCCGGCTGAACGAAACCCCTGATCTCGAACTCGCGCTCATAGGTGCGCGCGACCTGTCCGTCGTTTCCGACGCTCGTATCTGGCCTGTACACGAACAGGCATCGGCCGAACCGAGCGACGATTCCGCCGATGCTCAACGCAGCCTCCGATACGGAGCCAGAAGCTCGCGAATCTCGTCCTGCTGCTCCGCAGCCGCGCGGCGGCTGTACGAGTACCCGCCAAGGCTTTCGGACGCGATGCCGCTGTCGCGCGTCCTGTCGCGGAAGAATCTCGCAGCGACCGTCAGCGTGGCTTGGACGAGGTCGTATGGGATCGTCGTGTACCCGCCCGTGTAGTCCACGATCACGGACTGATAGGCCGAGAGCGATGCGCCGTATAGGATGCCCCTGTCCTCGTCGATTCCGTAGTCGTCGAGCGAGTAGACCCAGCCCTGCAACAGGCACCCACAAATCCGAAGGTCTCGGCCCGCCACGCCGTCGAGATAGATCGACGGGATGTTCAGGTTCGCGACCGCGCGGAAGCCCGCGGTCGCGCTGATCTGCGTCGAAAGCTCGTTCGTGGTGTCGTAGGTCGTCAGCGAAAGGCTCGTGACCGTTTCTGTTCCGCTGCTCGTCCTGCGGTTCAGATGCAGCGATGTCGAGTCGGTCGACACCGATGCAAACGAATCGCTTGAGTCTGTGCTGTAGACCGAGAGCACGGGCTGCTTCAGCGCGCCCACGAAGTAGACCTTCGTGGCCGGCGGACTCTTGAGCACGATCCGATCATGCCCGAAGGTGTCGTATACCTCCTGCACGCGCGCCGAGGTGAACCGACGACCGCAGTACCGCTCGACCCACGCCGACGCGCGATCGATCGACTGCTCGAGGATCGTGTCCGTCGTGCCCGTCGTGATCCCGAGGAATCCCTTCAGGTCGGCGAGAGTGACGAGCGAGGTGGATGCTACGGCCATCAGGATTCCTTCTTCTTTCCCCTCTTCGACTCTTTCGGCGGATCGGTCGAATCCACGAACAGCGGCGCTGGTTCGATCAGCCGCTTCGCGTACTTGCCATCGACGAGCCGACGCGCTGTCGCGTCGTCCGCGTTGAACACGGTGCCAGGTCGAAGCTCGCGCCTTCCAGTGCCAGGCTCGAAGACGGCGCAGTTGCGCAAGCAGATCAGTAGGTCTTGCACTGGTCTGGCCTCCCGTGCTTCGAGTGGTCGCCGTTCCACTGGTTGATGACGCGAAGGTCGTCGCCAGGCCATGTCACGACGAGCTGGAGATGGCCGATGCGGACGCGCGGACACACGGACACATTGTTCCCAGCCGCGTTCCACTTCTTCCAGAAGTAGATGTCGTCGTCGACCTTGGCATCTCCCCACTCGCCTCGCTCGTCGGGCGTCGACCAGAACCACGGCTTGGCCATCCGCTTCAGCGCGTCCACCCGGAATAGCGTCAGTCCCATGTGACCCGTCTCGCACTGCACGGCGTCCTTGTGGAACTTCGTCGAGTCGATCGTCTTGAGCCGCTGTCCATCCTCGCCGAGCATGGTCAAGAGCACCGAGTCGCGGTCGCGTCCGATCTGGAGCGGGAACAGCGCGTCGACATCGTGTCGCGTCTCCATGATCTGCCAAAGGCGGATGATGTCGGCCTCGTCGAAGATCGAGTCGAAGTCGATCGTCAGCACATACTTGCGGTCTGGCTCCGCGACGACGGATTCCATGATCCGCTGGAGGCACTGCCCCCAGAAGACGCCCGTGGATTTCATAAAGTCGATGCCGAGCTTCGCGCATGACAGGTGCGTCGCCGCCATCGTGTCAGTCCACGCGACGCGCGGGAGGCTCATCACGGCGTGAATGTCCTTCATCGGGTACTTTGGCTTAGGAAGCGCGAAGCGCCGCGCCACGGCGCGCAGGACGGAGCCGTCCGAATCGATGTTCCCGAGCCTCTGCAAGCCGGCCGCGTCGAGCAGCCGCGACAGCTTCTCGCGGTTCCAGAGGCTCGCGTACCTTCCGCTGCCGAGCGCCATCTCCTCGACGCTTCCCGTGCCGTCCGCGTACGCCTTCGCTGCCGCGTCGAAGTCGGGAACGCAGAACGCCGCGCACTGGAGTTCAGCCAGTTTCGCGGCGCATTCCTTCGCTATCTCGAGTTCCTTGCCAATGGGCGCGCGCGCGAGCGCGTCGCCGAAATCCATCATGTCCTCTGTAACCATGATTCCTCCGAGTTGGTTGTCGCCTCCACAGACGGGGCGGGAGCCGTAGCCCCCGCCCCATCCTACAGAGGCTCGTGAGATCAGACCTGCGAGAGATTC